GTCTTTGTGCTGTTGTGCCTTGGTGCCGCGGCGGGCGTTGCCGCGATCGGCCTACTCGTCGGCTCCGCTTTGCAGTAGCTCCTCGACCCGCAGCTCGCTGGCACCCTCGTCGAGCGCGCCCTCGGCGTGGTGATGCCCGGCCAGGATGTACCATTTGCCCTGACGCTCGACGACCAGCGGCTTCTCCGCGCCCTGGCCGTGCTGGCGGTAATCGGCCGCGTCGTCCTCGACCCGCTCGTCGTCGACGACACGCTGGGTCGCTACCAGGTCGCCGATCGGCACCGTGCGGGTCCGCGTCTTCGGCGCCTCGCCGCGCGCCATCGCATCGCGAACGATCTGCCAGGCAATGTGCCGAATGTCAGCTTCCGTAATGTCGTCGGCCAGCGGCAACTCGACCGGCCGCGCGTTCTCGGCGGCAACATGCCCCCTGTCTTCGCCGGCTTTGCTAACGATGCCGCTGATCAAGCGCCACGGCGGCGGCAGGTCTACAGCCTCTCCCAGCCCTCGAGCCGCATCTCCTTGGCCAACTGCCGCGCCACGTCCCGCGCGCGCTCGGCGAAGAAGCGCTCGAGCTTCGTCTGCAAGCGGGTCTTGGTCCGGTCCAGCAAGGCTATGTTGCGGCGGCTCTCCCGCCGCTTGGCGAAGAGGGTCGCCGGCGACTTTGCCTACCCCGCCCTTGCCCGGTTTCGCCTTCCCGCCGGCCTCGGCGCCGCCCTCGGGCTTCTCCGGTTTTGCCGTCGTCGGCTGCTTTTTGCCGCCTGCCGGCGGTTTTGTGCCGTTCTTCGACGGCCGTGCGCCGTTTTTCGACGGCGGCGATTTTCCGCCGGCGGCTGGCGGTCGATTTCGCGCGACTACACCCGCACCAGCCGGCACCACGACCGGCGGCGGCTCGGGCGGGTTGAGGATGCTGTCGAGGGTGACCGGACCGGTGCCGGTCTTGAACATGATCTCGTCGCCGCCCTCGATGGGGTCGAGGCCCAAGAGGTCGCGCGCTTCGTTCAAGGTCTCCAGCCCGGCGCCGACCAGCTCGACCAGCATGTCGGCTTGGTCTTTCGGGTCGACCGGAGCGATGTCCGACCAGGAGAATTCGAGGTCCGGGTGGCCCATGCGGCGCTGGATGATGCCGTCGACCAGCCTTTTGACCCAGCCCATCAGCGGCGCCAGGCCCTCCTCGAGTGCCGCTTCCTGCGCGCTCTCGGCGGTGTTGCGGTTGACCTGCTTGGTGAAGGCGGTCGGCGGCAGGCTAAAGGCGAAGCAAATCACCCGGGCCCGCCACTCGTCGAAATCGTCTTTGAGCGGCGCTTCCTTGATCGACTGGTATTTGGCGCCCTCGGGTCCCCATAGGAGCTTGGTGCGCTCGCCCGTGTTGCCGGCGAGCTTGCCGTCAAACCAGTCCTGAAACTGTGCGATCTGCTCGGGTGTCCAGCCCGTCGGCGCATTGACCAGACCGGGCGGCACATTGCCCTGCGTGAAGTGCTGCAGCTGCATCACGCCGCGGCGGATCGAGGTGTTGATCGTCAGCACGATCTGCTCGACCGGCGAGAAGCCGTAGAGGTGGTCGGCGCGCTGATTGCGCGGGAAATAGATCAGCTCCTGATCGGTGAACTGGTCAACGATCTCGCCTTCCTCGGTGTTGGCGCGGGTGCCGTCCTCGAGCAATACCCATGGCCGACCGTGAATGATCTGCTCAAAAGCCGGAGCCGGCGGCCGCGGGCGGCGCCCGGTGTCGTCGATCAGCACCTTGATCGTCGACCCGTCGATGATGTCGAGCCCGATGACGTCGCCACCGCGATTGCGCCGTGGTTCGATCGCCGGCGCGTCGATGACCAGCACCTGATCCATCAATTGGCGCAACCACGTCGCAAATGGCGTGATCCCGTCGGGGTATTGCCAGAACTCGGTCAGCTGCTGGATGCGCTTGTCGGTGCCGGACTTCTTTGGGCCGTCCTCGTCGCGCGGCTTGATCGTCCAGCCGAGCTTTTCGATCTGGTCCTTGCGGGTCTCGATGCACAGCCGCGTGATGTCGTCATTGGACAGTGCCTTGAGCTCGGCAAAGCCGATCGGCTCAAACGAGCGTGGTGTATAAATGTAGTTGATGCCCACCGGAAAGTTGTAGCGGCGGGTGCGCTCGTAATCGGGCGGCACCAGTGGATAACCCGGTGCAAAGAGCCCGCCCGATGGCTGGAAAACCGGCGCAAACTGGGTGATGTCCGGGGTCCGTCCATTAGGCGTGGTGGCATAGCTGTAGACCGGCGCGCCTCTGCCGGGCTGACGGCCGCGGAACGGCGCCATCAGCGTATTGACCATCCCGACGAGTGAGGTTTGGGTTCCACCGCGCGGCATGTCAGGTCACTCGGTATTGCGGCTGTTGATCATCTGAAACCACTCCACCGATCCCGGCTGCGGCGTCGGCTTGGGTTGAGCAGCGCGCTTGGCTTCTTCTGCCGCCGCCGCTTCTGCCGCCTGTTGCCGATACAGCTCGTAGATGTTCATGCCCGGCGCTTGCGCGTGCATCAGCTCGACGGCACCGGCGAACGCGTCGACATCATCGTCGTGCATCAGGTCCGGGAAGCCCTCGAGCGCGCGGAAGAAGTCCTCGTTCCACGGGCCGCGCAGAATCTTGACGTTGCCGGCACGGCACTGTGCCGAGGCGGGCCCAAAGCGGGTTACCTTGTCGCCGGTCTCGGCCTCGGGCATGACCCAATAGCCGGCCAGCATGCGCACGTAATTGAGAGTCTGCGCCTTGCCGGCCTGGCCCGGGTCCTTGCCCCAGCCGATCTTGCAGGTCTTGCCGTCCTGGCTCGCCGTGTTCTTTAACAGCTGCTCGACCTCGAACGGGCCGACCCGTTCGCGGATCACGTCGAGCACATAGAGCCCGCCAAACTCGTCGCGGCCGAGCTTGACGCCGACGGTCCAGTCCGGGTCGTTGTCCGGGGTCTTCTCGGTCGCCGCCAGATCCCAATAGCGCACGGTGTCGCGCAACGCCGGGAAGGCGTCGACCATCTCGCACCAGCCGCGCTTGAAATAGAGGCCTGCAGCCGGCCGGATCTTCCAGTTGCCCCCCAATAGGCGCTCGCGCTCGACGACCGGCATCGCCAACAGATTGGCGAGGTAATCCGGGTCCTTGCGCATCAGCGCGGCGTTGTCGTACAGCCTGCCCGGAATAAAGGTCAGCGACTTGATGCGCGGCCGATCGACGCCGGGCGGCAGGTCCTCCAGCTTTGGCAGGTATTGGCGCAGCGGCCCCGGCCGGTCATCCCAAATGATCTTGTCGCCAAGGCGAACGAAATAGCGCAGCACGCCGGCCCGCTCGGGGATCGGGTAACCGGTCTCCTGATCGATCCACCAGGCAATCAGCTCGGCGACAAAACAGTCCGGGTCGGGATTGCAGGTGGCCCGCACATAGGGCCGGACCCCGCAGGTCGACCGGTTGCGGCTGAGCATGTACCAGAACTGATACGCGGTGAACTGCGTCAGCTCGTCGAACAGGATCAGTGCCAGTTGTGAACCGTGCCAGTCGAGCACAGTGAGCTCGGCGACCAAGTGCGCCATGCGCAGCTTGCCGCCACCCGCCCAGAGGAACTCGTGGTGCCCCGTGCGCGGCTCGCCGCCGATCTTCGTAAAAAAGCGCAGCCCTTCGTCCCACACCGCACCAGGGTTGGTGATTTGTGGGGTCGTGCGGCGGAACAGCACCGCATCAAACGCCGGTGTGCGCGGCAAGTACCGTGCGGCCTCGAGCAACAGCCCATAGGTCTTGCCGGCGCCGGCAGCGCCGCCATAGATCGCGATGTCAGCCTTGCTCGTGATGAATGTGGTCTGCGGCCCGGGCTGCGGCTTCAGCTGGATCGCGTTAGCCGGTATCGTCGGCGTCGGCTTCGGTGAGCTCGTCGTCAGCGTCACTATACTCCCGGCCATTGTCTGGAAGCACTACGACATATTGGTGTTGCGCATCGGCGGGATTGGCAGGCTGGTTGTCCTTGTCGACATAGCCCACGCGTTCGACATAGCCGCGCTCTCTGCCTTTGGTCTTCAAGTAGAAGATGACCGCTGTCATGTTGTCGGCAGCGATGCCCTTGATCAGCGCGGTCTCCGCCAGATCGAGCGTGTCCTCGACGATCTCGTCGCGAAAGCGTTGGAGCGAGGGGTGACGCCTGATGTAATTGCGCACCGTCGCGGGTGCACATGAGCCATAGGCCTGCTCGAGCTTATTGGCCGCACCAATGACGATGCCGCCGGACGCGCGCAGTGCGTCCTTGACGTGCTCGAGCTTAAACTTCTCGGTCACCCGCGCCCTCGATCTGGTCGAGCCGCTCGATCGCCAGTTCGGCCATCATGCGCAGCGCCATTGCGGCATTGTGGACATTGGTCTGTTTCTTGGTGCGCATCGTCGCCTCGAAGAACGCGTCGAAGTCCTCGAAGCGTCCGACCAGCACAGTCGGCGGGACCGTGCCGGCTTTGATGCGCTTCAGCGCCTCGCGAAAGATCTCTGCGCTCTGCGGCAGGAAGTCGACCACCATCTGCTCAAACAGCGGCGGCCGCACGCTGAGTGCGGCGATGTCGAGGGTCGGCACCTTGAAGCTGTCCTCGGTCAGACCGGTATATTCTTTGAGCGCCAGCGACAGGCTTTCGTAAAACGCGCGCAGGCGGTTCGGATCGTCCTGGCCGACAATCGCATTGTGCGACAGCGCGATCGCTCGGCGCCGGTCATCATCGATCCGGGTGATGATCTCGACCACGTCGATCTCGGTCAGTCCGGCGGCTTCAGCCGCGTCGACCCGGTGGTTGCCCGACAGCACCAGCAGCGGCCCACTATCGTCGCCAATCAGATCGTAGACCAGCGGCAGGCTGGTCAGTGCCCCGTCGCGCTTGATGTTCTGGGTCAGCCGCTCGAACTGCAGCGACGTCATGTAGCGCGGGTTTTCAGGCAGCCTCTCGAGCCGGCTGATCGGCACCTTTCTGACCCGCGTTTCGAGCTTGGGCACTCCTACCGTAGCGCTTGAACCATTCTCGGTAGAGCTCATTCGGGGTCTCATTCCTGATCGGTGACATGTATTGGAGAAAGCCGGGCTTGCGGGCCTTCAATTCGAAGACACCGCGATATTTCATGCTGACCGGCTTGTCGGTGAAAACAGTGGTCCAGATCTCGTCGAGCGGCGACATAAAGCGCTTGCGCGCCACGTCCACAGCCAGCCGCGAGGTCGCGAGCAACGCCACCAGTTTGGCGATGCGGCCCTCACGCACGATCGAAAAGTCCGAGAGCAGGTAGAGCTCGGTCTCCGGGTTCATGCGCGAGCGCGAATAGATGAAGCCGCCGGCGAGCTCGTCACCGAGCATGACGAGAAAATTAAGCATCCCCGGTACGTGCTTGATGCCGCGCGCGAGATATTGGTTCTTGAGAAACGTCATGTGGCCCGCCTCGACCTGCACGAGGCTGACCTGGGTCTTCGGGCCGAGGCGCGCCGGCTGCACCGCGCGATACTGAAACGGCACTTCCGCGGCCGACTTGCCACGCAATGACGAGCCGCTCTGGTCGGTATAGCCCCACACCGTCTTGCGCCCGCTCGCATTGTCGTAGCGGATCGCCGGCGTAAAGCTGGGGAGCAATCGATCGGCGAGCACGCAATAGCGCTGACCCGCGTCGTCGATGCCGCGCAACCATTCTTCGAGCTCGGCCGGGTCCCAGATGTCATAGGGCGGCTGCGCCCACTCGACATTGTCGCCGAGAAATTTGTAGATGCGCTCGTAGCCGTTTTTGTAAGTCGGCGGGAACGCCAGGATACCGGCGCCGGCCGCGGCCGCGCGCGCCGCGTGCACACGGAAATCGCCGGCAAAGAAATCGGTCGACGCAAGATCGCGGACGAGCGTCACGAGCTTGTCGCGGGCCGGCGCAAGAAAGGCTTCAAAATGCGCCAGGTAATGCTCGAACATCCCCTGCGCGTGCGCATTGCGGCCGCGATAGACGGCCATCTCCTGCGCGATCAGCACGGCGGCGACGCGGTCCGTCTGGTCGCAGCCGGCGAGGATCTCCTCGAGCGGTGCTAGGCGCTCGCGGAAGCGAAACTCGAGCAAGCGCCCGACTGCCAATTCGCCGATCGCGACGGACAGCAATGAGACATCGTTGCCGACAATGGGCAAATCCGGGTAGCGCTGCCGCAATGCCACTTCCGGCCGGAACGAGCCGGAGCAGCAGACATGCACACCACCCCACTGGTCAAACGGCACGACATCGAGGATCTGCGCAATAAACTCCTTGGGGACCGCGCCGACGAACATCAGCTCCCCGCAATCAATCGCGCGCAATGAACTGGAGCGGCTACCGGGACTCGCACCCGGCCAACGAGGGGGACCTCGCTGTCTGCTACAGTCGCCGCATTTTCACAAAAGAACGGCCGCAGGCGAGACCCGCGGCCGCTCAATCCCCGGACCTTAAAGGCGAAGCCGGGGACGCCCGTGCTTCCTTCCGAGAAGCAGCACCAGCTTAGCACAAGCCCGATGAACAAAAAACCTGTGCATTTATGGTACTTTGTGCTACACTCTAAGTTGTTGTTATTGCTCACTAATTCCTTCCGAGGAGCAATCGTATGTACGACGAGTATGACGTAAAGGCCGACCAAATCGCGTCCGACATCGGACCGGTGTACGCGGTCACCCAGGAGGAGGCGCACTCGCTCGCGCGTTTCCACTTCCCGAACGAGAGCCCAGACGTGCAAGAGGGCGTCGCCAAGGCGCTCTATCGCTCCTACTGCGCCGAGCAGTGGACCGACCCGCAGCCGTGCACCTGCGCGAAATGCGAGCGCATCGCGCGCGAGATCGACGAGGCCACAAATCAGTGGCGGGCCCGGCTGGCGACACGGCTGCAACGCCGGGGGCCGGGCGCATGATGATCCCGACCATCCACCTAAACGGCACCAGCCGCGAGGAACTGATCAAGCAGTTGCTCAACGCGAGCGACGCGCTGCTGGTCGCGATCGACAAGTTGGGCGATGCCTCGCCGCACGGGCGGGACTATTACCCGCAAGGGCCGGATGCGTTCCTCAAAGCGCACGACGAGCACATTGCGCGCATCGGGCGCCTTTTCGACGTCAAGACAGAGATCGACTCGATCGCCGAGAAGATCGACCAAGCACCAGGGCGGCGGTGATGAACCGCCACCCGCTCGCCGCCCGCGACGTCCCAGCTGGTGACAGCTGGGCGTTCCGCAACCACCGCACGCTGGCCGAGGTCGAGCGCGACGCCAGCTACCGCAATGGCCGCTTGGTGCAACCGATCAAGCGCCCCAAACCCCGCAAGTATGCGCAACGCAGGAGACAAGCAGCATGAGCGCAGCACACACCGAACTGACCTTCTTCCGCGCGAAGGAGATCAAGATCAGCCGCGGGTTCCGCTACGGGGGCCGCAGAGACGCGCGGGACACCCACTACACAAGGCAGATCGTGATCACGAGCGACGACGGCAGCGAGTTTCAGATCAACGTGCACAGCGTGACCGGGCAGCCGGAACTGCCGGTGATCGACAGCGACGAGGAGGTTGTTTGATGCCCGGCTACACCTTCCGTTGGACCTGCTCGTACATGGGCACCGTCGACTATGAGATCGCCGGCGACGGCCCGGTCTACACCGCGACGCTGCGCCGCGAGGCCAGCGATTACGAGAAGTCGATCTACAACCACAGCTCGCCCCTCGCCGATTGGGAGCGCGACGTCGTGGCCTCGATCGGTCTCTTGCACCGGAGCGACTCGCGGTTCCCGATCGCGCAGCCGGTGGTCGACGCGTTCAACGCCTGGCTGATCGCCGAGCACGAGGCGTTCGTCAAAATGCTCCGCGACAACCCGTACAAATACGGCGAGCTCACCGAGGACGATCCGCTGCTGGTGCCGCCGACGCGAGCGCGCGGCGCTTACTACAAGGTCGGCACCGGCTGGGTGCTGAACGAGGAACCCGAAACCGTCGAGCGGGATTGCATGCGGTGCGAACAAACGTTCTCTACCAGCGGGGACGA